GGCTTAGTTTTACGTCCACAAAATGCAACATTTCGGCCTAATGCCATCAGAACTCGACGTTTAGCCGATGGCCGCTGTGGAGCGGCGCAGATTCCGCCGCAAAGGCTGTCAGTGGGGCGTTTGCGGGTGCGGTGGCTTCGAAAGGGGTGGCAATCGCCGCAGCGCCGGGAGGGGAAAGTATGCCGAGGCCGCGCACGCCGACCGCCGTACTCGAGCTGAGGGGATCTTTCCGCAAGAATCCCGCGCGGGCCGTGGCGCGAGCTGCGGAGCCGCGGCCGCGCGGCACGCTGGCGGAGCAGCCGCCGCCGGAGCAGTTCCTCCGCACCGACGTTTCGGAGTTCGCCCGCTACCTGGCGATCTGGCGCGAGACGGTCACGCGCTGCTGGTGGCTGACGCCGGCGGAAGCCGGGCCGCTGATGAGTTATTGCCGGCTCAAGGATAAAGAGAATCGGGGTGTGGCGAAGAGCGCCGACATCAGCAACCTGATCAAGCTGTATCCGATTCTCGGGATGACGCAGGATGGACGAGCCAAGTTTGGAGCCCGCGGCGACGCCGGCGAAGAAGCCGCGCTCGCGGAGAGTCCGCACGCCGAAGCCGAGGAGTGGGAAGATCTCCGCGGCGAAGTCGACCGGCTCCGCGTCGTCTAAGCGGAATTACGCCGAGATCGCGCACAAGTATGCCCGCGATGTCGTCAACGGGCTGATCCCGGCGTGCAAGTGGGTGCGGCTGGCCTGCTGGCGGCACCTCACAGATCTGGCGAAGTCGCGCCGCAGGGAGTATCCGTACCGTTTCGACGCGGCCAGGGCGAACCTGCCCTGCCGCTTTATCGAGCGCCTTCCTCACACGCGCGGGCAGTGGGCGAGGGTTCGCCGCGGCTATTCCAACCGCATTCGGCTGGAGCCGTGGCAGATCTTCATTACCTGCGCGATTTTTGGGTGGATCAACAAAGCCACCCGGTTTCGGCGTTTTGCCGAGGCCTACATCAACGTGCCGCGGAAGAACGCGAAGAGCACATGGGCGGCCGCCATTGGCCTCTATATGCTCGTCGCCGACGGGGAGTACGGCGCCGAGGTCTACAGCGGCGCGACCAAAGAGAAGCAGGCCATGGAGGTCTTCAAGACCGCCTGGCGCATGGTGCGAAACACTCCGGCGCTGCTGGACTTTTTCGGCATCGAATCGGCCATCAAGTCGCTCTACCGTTCGGAGGATGGCAGCAAGTTTGAGCCGCTGGTGGGCGATCCCGGAGACGGGGCGTCGCCCAGTTGCGCGCTCGTCGACGAGTACCACGAGCACGACACCTCGATCCTGCACGACACCATGCAGACGGGCATGGGCTCGCGGGAGCAGGGTCTCGTCATCGACATCACGACGGCCGGCAGCAAGCTCGAGGGGCCTTGCCACATCCTGCAGCGGGAAGTGGAGAAGATCCTCGACGGCTTCATGGAGAACGATGCGCTCTTCGGCATCATCTTCAGCATCGACCTGCCGGCGGGCAAGGATGAGCAGGGCAACGCGTGGGCGTACGAATGGAACGGCGAGAAGATTCCGCCGGATGACTGGAAATCGGAGGAGGCGCTCCGCAAGGCCAACCCAAATTATGGAATCTCCATTTTCCCGGAGTTCCTGAAAAAGCAGCAGCGCGACGCGATTCAGAGCGCGCATAAACAGAACACGTTTAAGACAAAACACCTCAACATCTGGGTCAACGCGGCCACCGGCTACTACAACATGGACGCCTGGCGCCGCTGTGCGGATCCCAGCCTGCAGCTCGAGCAGTTCCTCCGCGAGCCATGCTGGGAGGGGACCGATCTGGGGTCGAAAGACGATCTGGCCTCGCGGATGAAGGTTTTCCGCAAGGCGGTCGACGGGAAGCAGCACTATTACGTGTTTGGGCGCCATTACGTTCCGCACGATCGGGCGATGGATGGCGAGCACCTCAACTATCAGCGCTGGATCGCCGAGGAGCGCCTGGTCGCCCACGAAGGCGTGGAGATCCAGCTCGGGGCGATTCAGAAAGAGATCGAGGCCGACATCCCGAAGTTCGACTATCAGTGTCTCGCTTTCGATCCGTGGGGGGCTTTGCAGATGCAGCAGGATCTGGCGCTGCTGCTGCCGGCGGACGTGGTGATCAGCATTCCGCAGACCACGCAGTATCTGTCGGGCCCGATGAAGGAAGTGAACGCCGCCATCCTGGCTGGCCGGCTGCATCACGACGGCGACCCGGTGCTGACGTGGGCCATGAGTAACGTCATCGCGCGCGAAGACAACAACGAGAACGTCTTCCCGCGCAAAGAGAAAAACGGGAAGCAGAAGATCGATCCGCACAGCGCGCTGCTCAATGCGATGAACCGCGCCATGGTGGCCACGCCGGAGAGTATCGGCGAAATCGAGGTTTGGTAGATGAAACTGCAGACAGGCATTTTCAGCGAGCTTCTCGACGCGCAGCGGCAACAGCTGTCGGCTGAAAAGCGCACCAGCCTCGAGAACCCGCAGACACCGCTTAGCTATCCCGCGGAGTGGCTGCTGGATATCTGGAATGGTGGCCGGACGGATTCGGGCACCCGCGTCAGTGAGCTCACCGCCTTCCAGAGCACCTACTTCCTTGCCTGCGTGGACCTCATTGCCGGGTCGATTGCCGGGCTGCAGCAGAACGTCTACGAACGCAGTATCGTTGCCAATGGCCGCGCCGCGCATCGCATCGCCTACGAGCACGACTACTACGACCTCATCAGCCTCGAGCCAAACCCGGAGATGTCGCGCTTCGTCTTCATTAAGGCGTTCATGGCTCACCTGCTCGCGTGGGGCAATGGCTACGCGGAGCTGCAGCGCGACGCCGGCAACGCTGTGGTGGGCATCTGGCCGAGGAATCCCTATAAGACGCGGCCGCATCGCATCGTTGCGCCGATGCGCCTGGATGAGGTTCCGTGGCGGCCGTTCCCGGTCAACCTGCCGGCGGGCACGCTGGTCTACCGGACCACGGATGGTATCGACGACGCGGATGAGACGGACAACGGCGGGGAGAGCACGCACGCCGGTCGCTTTATTCCCGCGGAAGACATGCTGCACGTTCCCGGCCTCGCCTTCGATGGCCGCATTGGGCAATCGGTGGTGTGGCTGGCGCGGCAAACGATTGGGCTGGCGCTGGCCACGGAGAAGTTTGGGGCGAAGTACTTTGCCAATTTCGCGCGTCCCGGCGGCATCCTCACCGCGCCGCTGATGGCTCCGGAAGCCCGCGAAAAAGCGAAACAGAGCTGGATGGAGGCGCAGGGCGGAGAGAATGCCCATCGCGTCGCCGTCATGCCGCCGGGGTTTGACTTTAAGAAGATCTCCAATAGTCCGGCGGAATCGCAGAACGTGGAGATGGAGGATCGGCTGCGCAATAAGATCGCCTCGTTCTTCCATGTCCCGCCGCGGATGGTGGGCGACACGCAGCGCAGCGGGAAAAACAGCTCGGAGCAGGAGGGGCAGGAGTTCCTGCAGTACACGCTGGCGCCATGGCTCGCCGCGCTGCGCATCGAGTGGAAGCGCAAGCTCTTTCCCTCGACCGGCATTGGGCGTACGCCGCGCAGCCGTTTCTATGTGGATTTCGACCTCACCGATCTGCTGCGTCCCGATGCTGACAGTCGCGAGAAGTTCTACGCCACCGGCCGTCAGTGGGCTTTCCTGAATACCAACGATATTCGCGGCTACGAAAAGCTCAACCCGATTGAGGAGCCGTGGGCCGAGGAGTACTGGATTCCGATCAACATGACGCTGGCTACCACGCCGCTCGATCCGAATCATCAGGACGGCGCCGGGAACGGCGACAAGCCGGACGGTGAAGACGATCCCGCGGCCGCGCGGTATGCGCGGCACTTTTCACGGCTCTTTCGCGACGGTTTCGACCGCATTCTGGCGCGCGACAAGCGCGATTTCAAGCTGATTGCTGCGGTATTTGGGCCCGTTCTTTTCAGTGTCCGCGACGCCTGGTTTGAGCTGGCAAAGGGGCATCTGCGTGTTGCCGGCAAGCCGGGCGCAGAGTCGGACCGGTTTATCGCTGAATATCTGGGCGGCGTGGCAAAGCGTGCGGTCTCATGGACGGCGGAGGCCGCGGATGAGACGGCTGACGGCGAGCTGCGTCGGGCGATCCGCGCGGTGCGTGTGGCGGTCTACCGCGAGGCGGCCGCTCTCAAGGCAAAGGAAGGAGAGCAGGAATGATCGAGCGTCGATGGATTAAGGGCGGCCAGCTCCGCGCGAAGCAGGGCGACAAACCGGGCATCGCCGGCGTGGGGGCGGTCTACAACCAGCAGTACGACACGGGCTGGATGGTGGAAACGATCAGGCCGGGCGCCTTCACGCGCGTCCTGGGCGCGGCCCCGGATGTGCGCTGTCTCTTCAATCACGATCCCAACAACCTGCTCGGCCGCACCAAGTCGGGCACGCTGCGTCTCGCGGATTCCGACAGCGGGCTCACGTTTGAATGCGACACCGATGCTGAGTCCAGCGTCGGCGCCGACGTTCAGCGCATGGTCGATCGCGGCGATCTCGACGGCTGCAGTATCGGGTTCACCGTTTCCAAACAGAGCTGGCGCGAGGAGAAGAACGACAAGGGCGAGTTCGTTTACTACCGCGATATCGAGGAGTTTGACGAGCTCTTCGACGTGGGCCCCGTCACTTATCCCGCCTACACCGGCACCAGCGTGGGGGTGCGTTCGCTCTGGCCGGATGGGGTTCCTGCGGAGGTTCGCAGCCACGTGCCCACCCTGCGCGCCGCCGACGAGACCGCGAAGAAGGTGGACGGCGAGGATCTGTCGCGGGACTGCTTCCTGCTCGTGGGCGATCCGGACAAGACGGCCACCTGGGATCTGCCGTGGAAGTTTTCGACGGCCGAGAAGACGAAGAAGCATCTGCGCGATGCGCTGGCGCGATTCAACCAGGTCGAGGGTTACAGCGACGAAGCGCTGGAGAAGGCCTGGGGCAAACTGCTGATGCTCTGCGATCACTATGGCATCGACGTGGCCGACAAGAAGCAGCCGCGCAGCCAGCGCGATGCCGGCGACGGCGACGATGCCTGCAGCTGCCCGTGTCAGTCCTGCGTTGATGGCGACTGCGGCGGCTGCGACTGCGACGGCGTGGATTGCGATTCCGATACCTGCGGGGCGGATGAGTGCCGCTGCGGCGAAAACCGCGAGCGGATGAGGATGAGGCTGCGCCTGGCGCAGAACAGCTAGACAGTACACCGTTGCCGGTGGGGTGCGTGCGGGTTGCCGCTGCCTTGAATGGCGAACGTATCGCACCGGGACCAATGCGGAGCAGGCGCGGCGCGCGGCTCCGGCGGCGGATTTCTGTTGTCAACCAGAGAGGAAAATAAGTATGGATCACGCAAAAGCTCGTGAACTGCGCGAGAAACGCGCCGCACTTGTGAAGGAAGCGCAAAAGCTGATGGATGCCCCCTTCACGGCGGAAACGCGCACGAAGTTTGACACCATGATGGCCGACGCGGACCTGATGAAGGGCGATATCGATCGCCTGGAGCGCGCCGATGCGGTCGACCAGGAAAGCCGCAACAACCCGCCGAATCCTCGTCCCGGCAACAACCCTGACGCGGTCGCGCATGTGCGCCAGTTCCGCGCCGCTCTTCGCCGCCGCGATCCTCGCGACCGCCGCGCGGCGTTGGAGCGCGTGCCGGCTGAGGTGCGCAGCACCGTCGAGGGACTGCACGCTCAGTACTGGAACGCGCAGAAGGCATACCTGATCGGCGGCGAAGCCGGCTTGTCGCCGGAAGCGCGCGCCATCCTTGGCGGCCAGCATGAGGAATTCCGCGAGCTGGGCGTTATCTCCGTCAACGACGCCATGGCCCGCAGCGCTCGCGGCGCTCTGGAGCTGCGCGACATGACCACCGGCGGCGGCAATGCCCTGCAGGGCTCCGGAGGCGGTTACTTCGTCCCCGTGGGCTTCGTCGACGAGGTGGAAGAAGCCATGAAGTGGTATGGCGACATGCTGCAGGCGGGCACCATCATGGAGACGGCGACTGGCCAGCCGCTGCCTTACCCCACCGACAACGACACCACCAACAGCGGCGAGCTCGTGGGCGAAGGCGTCCAGGTCACCACCCAGGATGTCTCCATCGGCAACGTCGTCTTCGGCGCGTACAAGTTCTCGACGAAGATGATCAAGGTGTCCCTGGAACTGCTGCAGGATTCCGCGTTCGACCTCGAGTCCTACGTGAAGGAGAAGTTCGGCGTCCGGCTCGGCCGCTCGCTGAACACCTACTTCACCACGGGCACCGGGACTGGCCAGCCCACCGGCATCATCACGGCGGCGACGGCGGGCCCCACGGCCACCGGCGCGGCCACCAACGACGGCGGCGTCGAGACCGGCGGGACGTCGATCGGCACCGACGATCTCACCGAGCTCGAGCATTCCATCGACAAAGCCTACCGCCGCGGCTCGGCGTTCATGGGCAACGACTCCACGATCAAGACGCTCAAGAAGCTGAAGGATAAGTACGGCCGTCCGATCTGGCTGCCCGGCATCGCCGTGCAGGCTCCGGACACCATCCTCGGCTATCCGTACTTCACCAACAACGACATGGCGGCCATCGCGGTCAACGCGAAAACGCTGCTGTTCGGCCAGTTGAAGAAGTACATGATCCGCCAGGTCAAGGAGCTCGCCGTGGTCCGCCTCAGCGAGCGGTATGCCGATTACGGCCAGGTGGCCTTCATCGGCTTCGCCCGCTATGACGGCAACCTGCTCGATGCCGGCACCCACCCGGTGAAGTACCTCGTCCAGGCCGCCTCGTAGGCGCCTGAGTCTGAGCTAACCCGTTCAGGGGCCGCATCGCGGCCCCTGCAACCTTCTCTTTCGCTGGGCGTCGCCCGGAAAGGCATCACATGTCGCTTACGCAAACCAGTCCAGTCCTCGGTCTGACATTGCCGGGCTCGTCCAACCCGGACATGTCCGAATCGAACGATACCATCGCCCTGCTCACCGCCGCCATCCTGGCTCTGGAGCAGTCTCCCAGCCTCCTGCAGATCCTGACGGCAGCCGGCGCGGTCGCGGTTAAACCGGGGAAGGTTATCCTCGCGGCCGGAACCACTGCCACCTTCACGCTGGCCGCTCCTGTTGCCGGATTGCCTTCGGCTGGCGGGAACGACGGGCAGGAGATCACGTTCGTCAACGCGGACGGGAGCGCCTACAAGATCCACATCACCACGGCGTCCAGCTACTTCAATGGCGCCACCAACGCCTATGCCGACATCGCTGGCGCCAAGGGCAACAGCTTCAAGATCATTGCCTACGGCGGCGTCTGGTACACGTCCGACAACCCGCTCAACGTCACCCTGGCGACCTCGTAACCATGTCCCTGATGTCGCTGATCCCGGCCGCAGCCGTCGTGCATGACGCGTGCGACTACTGCGTCCGGGAATTCGCCCGCGCGGCCAACCGGCCGGCGGTCTGTCCGAGTTGCGGGCTGGAGAATATCCGGCCCGCGGCTCAACTTCTCCCTCGTGCTCCCGTCGAGTCCGCCATGCTGGGGGCAGCTCCGGAGCGTGCCGTTTTGACGTCGCCGGCGCCGCGCCGCCGGAAAGGAAAGCGCAGCTAAATGGGATACGTTCGCCGCCTCGCGCCTGTCGCCACGGAGCCGGTCTCGCTCGCGTGGATGAAAAACTTCCTGCGCGTCGATTCCGGCAATACGCAGGACGATCAGCTGATCTCCGGACTGATTTCCGCTGCGCGTGAGCATGGCGAGAAGCTGACCGGCCGGGCGCTGGCGCGCGGCACCTTCCGCATGACGCTCGATTCGCACCCCTACTACACCGACACGGTGCAGAGCCAGTTGGCATACCCGCCCAGTTATTACTCGCTGCCGCGCTACTCCACGACGCTGTGGAATTACTCGCAGATGATCAAGATCTGGTATCCGCCGACGGTGAGCGTCGAGCAGATGCGTTATATCGACACCAACGGTGACCCGGTGGTGCTCGCTCCGTACACGGGTTTTATTCTCGACCGCGACACCGAGCCGGCGCGCATCTTTCCGATCGCGGGGCAGTTCTGGCCTGCGGATCTGTATGTGCCCAACGCCGTCGAGATCGATTTTACGGCGGGCTACGATCCGAATCCCGCCGCCGCGGCGGATCTGCAGGAATCCGGGCAAGCCGGCATGCAGCCGGATTCGACGCTGGCTCTGGGCGTCCCGCATTCCATCCTCCGCGCCATCATGGTCCTCGTGGCGCACTGGTACGAGCATCGCAGCGAGCCGTCGACCCAGCGCATTGACGAGCTCTTTTACGACAACGCCATCGTCGACTTTGCGCCGACGCGGGGATAAGCGATGCCGACACCGAATCCGCGCGCCGCTGAACAATATCTGGAGCTGGATCCCGGCGAGCTCCGCCACGCCATCGTCATCCAGTCGCCCAGCTCTGCGCCGGGTGATTTCGGCATGTCGGTCACGCCGTCGAGCTGGACGCTGGTGCGGTCCACCAATGCGGCCATCTATACCGCCGGCGGCCGCGAAACGTCGCAGGCCTCGCAGCTGGTGTCGGAAGTCTCGCATGTCGTCAAGATTCGCTGGGGCTCGGAAGTGCTGAGGGCGGGGTATCAGATCGTCTTCGGCAGCCGCATCTTCACCGTGCTGTATATCGAAAACGTGCTGGAGCGCAACCGCGTGCTGCTGCTCTACTGCAAGGAAGTGGACGGAGCGCAATGAAACGGCTTTGGTTATCGCTGCTCTGCGCCGCCGCGCTGCTGCTGGCTGCCTTCTGCTGCTTCGCGCTGGCTCGCGCTGCCGTAGCCCAGCAGACCGGGGCCCCCGATGCATCGTCGCAGCGGGGCGGACAAACCGCCCACTACCGCCAGCACGGCCCCGCGGTCCTCAACGACCTCGGCGCCACGCCGGGCGATGTGCGCACCAGCGACACGCGGCAGCTCTGCGCGGCCTCGTTCCACACCGGCACGGTGCGCAATGTGCCGGAGAGCGTGAAGCACGCCGTCTGCCGCGCCTACGGCCTCGCGCCGGCGCAGTGTACCGGGCAAAAGGTCGAGATCGATCACCTCATCTCCCTCGAGCTGGGCGGTTCCAACGAGCTGAAGAATCTCTGGCCGCAGCCTTACGCGCCCCGGCCGGGAGCGAAAGAGAAAGACGTCGTCGAAAACTGGCTGCACCGGCAGGTTTGCAGCGGCGCGCTCACCCTCGGCGCCGCGCAGCTCGAGATCCGTACGGACTGGTATGCCGTCTACCTGCAGGTGCCGCAAGCCAGCGGAGGCGGCGCAAAGTGATCGATCAGGGGTTGGTCGCGCTGCTGGCGGCTAACGATGGCGTCGCAGCCATCCTGGCGAACGGCAACGCGTCGTCTATCTTTCAGATCGTCGTTCCGCCTGATCAGGTGCAGTATCCCTGTATCGGCTATCAATTCGTCGGCGGAGCCAGCGCTGAGACGCTGAGCACCTCTGGACAGCAGCGCTCCCGGGTTCAGATCGACTGCTGGGGCGTGACGGCGGAATCGGCCAAGCTGCTCGCCGACGCGGTGCGCCAGGCGCTCAACGGTTATCAGGGTTTGCTCACGGATGGCACGCTGCTCCTGAACGCGAAGATGCTGCATCCCGGCATCGACTACTTCAGCGACGATTCGCGCTTCTTCCGTCGCATGCTCGAGTTCTACCTGCTGTACAACTTCACCAACTGAAAGGCACACCATGACCTATACGCATTCGCTCTCGCAGGCGGGCGCCGGCACTATCATCGCCATCGGGGCATCGCCCACGACGATCGGTGAAGTGACAGACTTCCCGCAAAACCGCAATGAGTGGGACATCGTTGATGTCACGAACTTCCAATCGGGCAGCGATGGCGAAGTGTTGCCTACCATCCGCAAACCTTCAACCATCGAGCTCACCATCAACCGGGTCAGCTCCGACGCGGGCCAGGTCCTCGTCGAGGCGGCCTATCAGGATGGAGCGCTGACCGCGTTCACGGCGACTCTGCCGAAGACGGCCGCGCAGACCACCAGCGGCGACAAGGTCGCCTTCAGCGCGTACGTCAAAGGCAGCAGCTGGACCGTCAAGCCCGACCAGGCCGTCGTCGGCAAAGTCTCGCTGGCCGTTTCCGGCGCGATGGTGCTGACGGTCGGCAGCTAAGTCGTTGGGGTGAAGTTGTCGTCAACGGGGCGGCTGCTATACTGGCCGCCCTATGGACGAAGCTACGTTTGTCGCGGCGGTGGAAACGGCGTTCGGCGAGAACTTAGAGGACTTTTATTTCTCGAAGATCGCCGGTGTAACGCATCCGAATGCGGATGGCAGCGATCGCGCGAGACTGCTGGCCGATTGCAGGCAGTTTGAAGTGCTGGCGCTCATTCCGCAGCCCGATAATCCCGTTGACCCGAAGGCGATCGCGGTATATCGCCATCCGAGCGGGGAGCAGCTGGGCTACCTTCCGGAGCGAACAGCTCACGACTTATTGGGGCGGCTTGACGATCCGAATCGCGTATGGGCCGCTGTTCTCGGGGAGATCTATCGCGCTCCGGATCGGCGCATCATCGGCTCGACGATATTGGTGGTCTGCCTGAAGGCGGAGAGGGGTTGAAAGATGAAGAAGATAAAGAAGGCCGCGGCGCCACGCGCGATTGCCGGCACACCGGCAGATCCGACGCTGCCGAAGACGCCGGTCACCATCGACGATAAAACCTACAACCTCTGTTTTGACCTCGGCGCGCTGGCGGAGGCGGAACTCTCGATCAACGCGGAGCTGGCAAAGCGCGCTGCGCCGATGCGCGTCAACCTTCTGCTGGCGATGCCGGTGCAGGATCTCGCCAACGTGCGCGTGATGTTCGCCGCCGCCGTGCGCACCTTCCATCCGGAGCTGACGTTCGACGCCGCGCAGAGTCTCCTGCGTATGGATAACATCTTCGGCGTCGCCATCGCAGTGCGCGAGGCATGGCTGGGGGCCACGCCGGAGGCGAAACCCGTCGACCCTCCGCCGCCCGGGAAATAGCCCGGGATCCGTCCTGGTCGGACTATCTGGTGTTTGCCCGGCTGCGGCTGGGCATCTCCGATGAGGAGTTTTACCGGTTGTCGCCGCGGCAGTTCGCGGCATTGTGGGGTGGTTGGGAAAGGAAAGAGCGTGAGGACTTGCGGCGGATCGCGCTGCTGCGCATGGACCTCATCAACTTCAGTTTCTGTCGTCCGAAGAAGCCGATTACGCTGGGGGACCTGCTGCCGGGCGAAATCGACGCGGCTGAGGCGGAGCCGGTGCGGCGGCATCGCATGACGCGCAAGTTGCGGCAGGAGATCGCCAACAGCTTTCGCAGTATGGCGGTCCTGGCGCAGTCGTCATAGCCGTGCTATCCTGGGTTCCCAGGAGGCGGTTATGGAGATGACGGAGCGGCAGCGGGCGCTGGCGGGCGTGAAGGAAGCGGCGGAACGGAAGCCGCTGGATTTTTGGAGCGCGGTGGGCGCGGTGATGGTGGGCAACCTGCTGTTTGGCCTGCTGGTGTGGATCGCCTGGTCGGCGCTGCACCTGTTGTGAACTGATTCTTGAGATTTGTAGAAGAGCCGCCTGCGGGCGGCTTTTCTCATGGAGCGAACGGTGCCGATCAGTGCGGAGATTACCGGAGTGACGGATATGCACGAGCGCATCGCACGCCTGCAGCAGTCGCTGCGCGAGAAGATCGCAAAACAGGGCGTGGCGGCCGGCGCGGCGGTGATCGAGCAGGAGATGGTGATGCGCGCACCGATTCTGGATGCCAAAACAGCGGAGAGCACCGCGCTCGATCCCGGCACGCTCAAGAGCGATCTGCGCGTCAAGATGCTGCCCATCGACCGGGAGGGCTATGCCGCGGCGCTGATTGGGCCGGGCGAGCTGAGCTGGCATGTCGCCATCTGGGTGGAATACGGTCACCGGCTCGTGAAGGGCGGCTACAGCAAGATCGTCAAAATCGGGCGCAACGCCGGCAAGCTGCGCGGTCCTGGACGCGAAGTGAGCCAGGTGCCGGCGCACCCGTTTCTGCGGCCGGCTTTCGAGACGGCAATCGATCCGGCCATTGATAGCTGCGCGGAAACGGTCCGCGCGGGGATCGCGGAGGTTCTTCTCTAGATGGGCGCCATCGGAACGATTGGAATCATCGACGCAAAATTCAGCGCCGACACGCGCCAGCTCGACGCCGGTCTGGAATCGATTGCCGCGAAGAGTGACGCCGCGGCGAAGAAGATTCAGGTGGCGACGCAGTTCGCCAAGCTGATGGGCGAGCAGTTCGACGAGATCGGTCCGAAGACGGAGCGGGCCGCGGCGATGCAGGAGCGGGCGGCGGAGCGCATGCGTCGCGCCTGGCAGCAGGAGGTGCAGCAGCAAAATCGCACCATCGACGCCGAGCAGCAGGCGGCGCGGGCCAAAGAGTTGGCCACGCTGAAATCGGACATTCTGGCGCGTTCGCTGGAGAATCAGGCGAAGGCGCAGTTGTTTGTGAATTCGGCGACGCGTGACAGCATTCCGCAGTATGCGGCCGCCTCCGGCGTGGTGCGCGCTCTCGAGGGCGGGATGAATAACAACATCCGCGCCGCCGAGCGCTTCCTGACCACGACGCTGGGGCTGGGGCCGATCCTGCAGACGCTCTTCCCAATCGCCGGCGCTCTGGCGTTTGTCGATATTCTCGGCCGCATGGGGGAGAAGGTCATCGGCCTGATTCAGAACTGGGAAGGCCTGCGCGATATCGAGAACGCGACTATGGAGGCGATGGCGAAGGCGGATCAGTCCATTGTGCAGGCCGCGGATGAGCATACCCGCATGATGCGGGAGCAGCGGGTTACGAATGCGGAGCTGAATGCCCCGCGCGATCAGCGCGAGGCTGCGGGCGCGCTGGCTGGGGCGCAATTCGATAAGGCGATTCTGACCGCGAACGCGAACGCCTTGAAGGATCAGATCAACGGCGCGATGCAGGCCATCCGCGATGCCAACCTGGTGCAGCGTGCGGAAGCGACGCGCGTGGTGACGAAGCTGGGGACCGCTCCCGGGCCGTTCGATCCGACGAAGGGGCCGGTCACGATCACGGCGCCGACAACGGATGCGCAGATCGCGGCGTCTGAGCTGCAGCGGCATAATTATCAGATCGAGGCGTTGCAGGCGCAGTTGCGCAACGTGCAGGCGCAGCTGCTGATTGCCGGATCGCAGGAGGCGCTCCGCCAGCGTGAGGTGCGAGAGGGAGGCGCGCGCGGCGAGAGGCACGACGCCACGCAGCAGATGGGTGTGTGGCGGCAGCGGCTTGAAACGATGAAGGCCGCACATGCTATGAACCTCGACGAAGAGGCGGCGTACTGGCAAAAGCTGGCGGACGGCGCGAAGCGCGGCTCGGTTCTCTATAATGCCGCTCTCGAGGAAGCGAACAAGGCGCGGGCGACCAGCCAGCAGCAATATCAGCAGCAGTTCGTGGCCGGCGTGATTCAGGGAATCGATGCGCGCACGCAGCAGCAGGAATCCAGCGACCGCATCAACGCAGCGCTGAAGGAGAGATGGGATGCGGCGCAAAAGCAAGACGATGAAGATGCGAAACAAATGCTTGAGTCCGCGGTAAAGGCCTTCGAAGAGGCGGAGCGCATGCGCCAGGCGGCCGACAAGATCGCCGAGGAGCGGATCAAGCTCGACGAATCGATGGGACGGCTCTCGCGGCTGGGCGCGGCGCAGGCGTTGCAGACGCTGCATGCGGAGAGCTTCGCGCAGTGGTCCGCGGCGTCGGCTTCGTTCTCGGCCAACTTTCCCGATACACCGGTACCGGGCGCGGCCGGCGCGCTGGGGCAGCAGGGCATGCAGTCCGCGATGGATGCCGCCGCGGTGCAGTCGGCGACGGCGCTGGGGTCCCTGGACAATGCGGCGAACGAGCTGACGCAGCGTTTCCTCGATAACGCGCGGGCGGCGCAGATCTTCGACAGGGCCTTCGGCGACTTCAATAAGCAGGTTGTCGATTTCCTCACCATGAAGCACCCGCGCACCGACTTTGGCAGCGTGGGCGCGAACCTCTTCCGCGGCGTGACGCAGATGGGCGTGGAGCATCTTGAGGGCACGGTGATGAAGATGCTCGGCTTCGGCGGCGGCAAAAAGCGCCAGGAATCCAACGTCTGGGTGCAGAACTGGCCGGGCGGCTCCGCTGGCGCAGGCGGCGGATCGTCCTCCGCATCCGGGCCGGGCGGCATCATCGGCAAAGTGCTCAGCTTCCTCGGTGGCGGCGGCGCGGGCGGCGGCGCGGCCAGCGTGATGGCGGGCACGGCCGATCCGCTGGGGCTCGTCGCGCCGGCGGCCATCGATACCAGCGGTCTCGCCAGCCTGTTGCCCATGTTTCCCATGATGGCCGGGGGCGGTCCCATCTCTTCCAACATGCCGGCGATTGTCGGCGAACGCGGTCCGGAGCTCTTCCTGCCTGCCAGCTCGGGCCGCATCGTTCCGAATCACGAGCTGGGCGGCGGCGCCGGCGGCGACATGCACCTGCACATTGACGCGCGCGGCGCGAACGATCCGGCGGCCACGGAAGCCGCCGTGCACCGCGCCATGAAGCAGTACGTCCCGAAAATCACCGCCATGAGCATGGCGGCGCAGCGCGACTACAACAGCCGCCGGCCCGGCACTTCCCGGCTCTAACCCGCACCACAACCATTCAACTCCGGAGAACACCATGAAACGCATCCTGATGGGCGCGCTGGCCGCGCTCGCGTCGTTGTGTCTTTACGCGCCCGCGGCGGCCGCGCAGACGGGCTACGTCACCGTCTCCGCCTCGCATCTCCAGGATTCGACGGGGACGGCGATCACCAACGCGACCATCAGCTTCGCGCCGACGAATAACGCGGGCGCCGCGATTGGCTATCGCGTCAACGGAGCTGGGCAGGCCATCACGTCGCCGGTCACCGCCGCGGTGACCGCGGGGGCGTTCACCATCACGCTGGCCGATACCAACCTGACCGCGCCGCAGAATGTCTGCTTCAACGTCACGGTGATCGACAACACCAGCGGCAATATCCTGCTCGGCGGCGCCGGATCGGGATACAGCTGCGTGCAGCCCGCCTACAGCACCACCAGTCCGAACGCCTGGTGCTCGGCAGGCGTTTGCAGCTTTGACAGCTACTATCCGCCCATCACGCCGAATACAGTCGTCACCGCCGGACCGACGGGGCCAACCGGGGCGACCGGGCCTCCGTGCACCTCATCCAGCTCACCCTGCACCGCGCCGTATGGCGTCACCAGCTCGGCCGCGATCACCACGCCGCAGATCAATACCGACCTCTATGCCGGCGCGACGCCGAACGGCTGCGGCTCGATCGCCGCCTGCGTCGCAACCGCGACGGGAAGCAGCCCCACCTACCGGATCATTCTGCCCTCGGGGACGCAGTTTATCTCAGCGCCCGTGTCGATTCCATCGAATGCGCATGTCGTCTTTGTGGGCGCGTCGCGTTTTCTGTCCTCGATTCAGGCGACGTCCGGATTCGCCGGCACCTGCTCCGACAGTAAAACATCGATGTTCTGCCTCGGCACCGGCAGCACGGTGAAGTTTGAGGATCTGACCGTCAACGGGCTGGGCTACCTGCAATACAACATCGACGTGCCGGTCAGCGCACAGGAGATCACGCTGAATGACGTTTCGATTCAGGGATTCACGCTGGCCGCTGTCAACATCTACGATCTGGTGAATCTCACCGTCAGGGATTCTTACCTCGGCAATCTGACGTCGATGTGCACGGCGACCTGCACCGTGGTTTTCTGGGCGCCGCATGTGGTCCAGCCCAACAAAGTCGCCATCGATAACTCAACGTTTGACCTGAGCGCGGAAACGACGCACGGCTTCTGGGCGTTTGGCATCGACAACGAATCGGGCGAGAGCAATAACATCCCGACGCAAAACCTCACCGTCACCAACTCCTATTTTTTGGCCGCGCTCATTGCGTCTCGCGAGGACGATCCGGTGGTCCTGGGATCGTCGATCGTAGGCACCTACGCCACGCAATTCCTGCAGGCGACGGTGACGGGCAACCACATTAGCTGCACCGGCGCGGTGGACGGCCTGATCGGCATCGGCGCGCAACTCGCGGG